TGGTCGGTTCGACACCCCGTTAGTTTTTTACGGGGTAAAACAGACGATTAGACCCAGATAACAAATGGCCAAGCCGCCCTCCAACCTCGAGCTCGCGCAGGCGCTCGGCATCACGCCTCAGCGCGTCTCGGTGCTGCGTGGCGAGGGGATGCCATGCGACACGGTCGACGCGGCGGTGGCATGGCGGGAGGCCCGCAAGGTCGCCCGGCGTGCGGCTGCGCCGAAGGCCGCACCCGCGTCCCTGGACGACGGCACGCTGGCCGGCACGATCGCCGAGCACCGTCGGCTGGTTGCCCAGGCGCAGGCGGTGTGGCGTGCGGCGATGGAGGGAGGCGACCCGAACCAGGCGAAGTACCAGACTGCCTACAACCAATCGCTGAAGACGCTGGTCAATCTCGAGGAGGAAGCCGAGCGTCGGGCCATCCTGGTCAAGGACTACATCAGCTCGACGGAGGCGGCGGATGCCATGAGGCAACTTGCGGCTGACGTGGTGAACCGATTGGACAAGCTCGCGCTGGACGTGGCGGAGCAGTGCAACCCGGAGAACCCGGCGAAGGCCGTCAAGGCCCTTGAGGCGTGGGTGCGTCGGGTGAAGGCCGACCTTTCCGAGCATGGCGAAGCGTAAGCGTGCGAAGCGTCCGCGTAAGCCGATGCCGCCGCCGACGAGGGTGACGCCGGACAAGCGGCGTCGCATCCTGGACAGGCTTGCGAAACTGACGCGGAGGCTCGGTCTGTATGACTAAGGCCGAGCTGCTGGCGTTGGGGCGCGAGGTGCTGCGGCCTGCGGACGACGGGGACGTGGTGCGCTGGCTGGAGTCCAACGTGACGGCCATCCCTGACTCGCCCTTGCCCGGCCCGTTCCGATCTGACCGCACGCCCTGGATTGCGGAGGCGGTGCGTCTGGCGGCCGACCCCGAGGTGCGTCTGCTGACGGTGCTGGCCAGCATCCAGTCGGGCAAGTCTCTCTTTGCCCGTCTGCTGACGTGCCACATCGTCGCCAACGCGAGCGGCCCGACGATGGTCTTGCAGGCGACGGACCCTGAGGCCAAGGACTTCGCCCTGCGCTACCTTCGGCCCCTTTGGCGTCACTGCCCGCCGGTGGTGGCGCGGCTGAAGGACGAGGACATGGACCGCTCGACGACGGCGGACTTCGACCGCATGACGCTCTACTGCCGCGGGGCGTGGAACGAGTCGAACCTTCAGCGCCTTTCCCTGCGCTACGTCATCGGCGACGAGTGCTGGCTGTGGCCTGCGGGGCACTTGGCGGAGGCGAGCGCGCGCGTCACGGCCTTCGGCTGGATGGGCAAGCGCGTCTTCATGAGCCAGGGCGGGCTGGCCGGGTCGGAGTTCCATCAGCTGCACGACTCGACGGACTGCCGGGACTGGAACTTCAGGTGCCCGAAGTGCGGGACGTTGCAGCCGTGGGTCTGGGAGCAGATCAGGTTCCCCGAGGAGGCGAAGGCCAGCGGGACGTGGAACCTTGAGCAAGTGAGCAGGGGCACGACGTACGAGTGCGCGTCCTGCCTGACGCGTCTGCCGGACAACAACGCCACGCGCTACGAGGCCAACGCGAGCGGGACGTTCATCGCGACGAAGGCGGCGAGCAACGGCGGGCACGTCGGCCTGCATTGGAACTCGCTGGCGACGATGTCCTGGGGCGAGCTCGGGGTGATGATGCTCAAGGCCAAGGAGGCCGCGGACGTCTTCGGGGACGAGGAGCCGCGGCGCATCTTCAAGCAGAAGCGGCTTGCGATGGCATGGGCGGAGGAGGGCGGCGCCATCGTCAAGCTGGCCGAGGCATCGCCTTACAAGATGGCGGACGAGTGGGAGCACGAGGCCAGGATCACGGCGGCCCGCGGCAAGGTCGTTGAGCAGGCCGAGGCCAAGGCCGGGGACCTGCCTTTCCGCACGGCCGGCATCGACGTTCAGCGCGGTCACTTCTTCATGGTCATCCGCTCCTGGGCGAAGACTGGGCACAGCCGCCTCCGCTGGTTCGGCAAGGTCGAGACGTGGCAGCAGCTCGACGACATCCTGAAGCAGCACGCCGTCCACAAGGCCCTTGTGCTCATCGACTCGGGCGACCAGACGGACATGATCTACCGGGAGGCCGGAGCCCGCCGCGGGTGGAAGTGCACGAAGGGGTCGGGTAATCTGGACTTCACGGTCAGGGACAAGAACGGCGGAACGGCCAAGCGCTTCTTCTCGGAGAAGCAGGCGGTGATGGTGCCGGGCTTCCCCAATCGGGCCCAGCTCATCGTCTTCTCGAACCTCGTGGCCAAGGACATCCTGAACGGCCTGCGGGTGAAGCGGCTGCACACCTACGCCGAGGACGCCCCGCCCGAGTACGTCGACCAGCTCAATGCCGAGATCAGGGTGGTGGACCGCAAGACGGGCCGGCCCGCCTGGGTGCTTCCTGCCGGCCGTAAGGGGGACAATCACGCCCTGGACTGCGAGGTGCTGGCCATGCTTTGCGCGATACGCTGGGGCGTCGTGGGCAAGGAGGCGTCGGCGGCGGGGGATTTGACAACGGGCGATACGGGCCCAGACTCATCCCTGTGACGGGTCCCGTGGCGTCGTTGTTGGTGAACAAACGGGCATGGAACGCGGGGCCCGTCACTCCTTGCCATTTCGCCCAAGTTTAAATGGCATCCGGCATCTTCATCGGCCTGACTGAGTGCGAACTCCTGGACATCAAGGCGAAGGCGCTGGAGATGATCACAGAGGGGAAGACCCTGATGTCCTACTCGGACAGCGGCTCATCGGCGTCCAAACAGTTTGCCATGCCTCCGAAGGAGATGCTTCAGGAGGCCATGTTCGCCTTGTCCCGTCTCGACCCTGAGACGTACGGCAAGCGCAGCACCATCGTGCAGACCAACTGGAACAACCGCTACGCCGACTAATGCCCAAGAAGCAGACCAAGAAGGCGGGACAGCCCCGCCGCGCCAAGCCTGACGTCCGCAAGGGGACGCCCAAGCCGCAGGCCCAGTCGGGCCAGTGGGACAGCGTGGGCCAGACCCGTCTGCGTCTCGCGCTCTACGGCCACAAGCCGCAGGACCTTCGCCGCGACCTCAAGGCTTATGACCGACTGGAGATGGTGAAGAAGTGCCGGTGGGCCGAGCGCAACAGCGGCCTGTTCCGGCAGATCCTCGGGGACGTCTGCCTGTACGGGGTCGGGGACGGCATCATGCCCCAGTCGCACGCGGAGGACCCGGAGAAGGCGAAGCGCTACGAGGAGTATTTCCACGAGAAGGCCAAGGTCATCGACATCACCAACCGCTTCAGCTTCTGGCAGGCCCAGAACATCCTGCTGCGGGCGATGATCCGTGACGGCGACGCCTTCGCGGCGAAGGTCCGCAACGGAGCCGGCCAGCCGAAGCTGCAACTCATCGAGGCCCACCGCGTCGGCGACCCTGGGGAGAACGAGTACATCCCCGGCATCCATGACGGCATCATCTTCGGGCCTTTCGGCGAGCTGGTCGGGTACAACGTCTACCGCTCGGACGGGTCGAACAGGCAGATCCTGGCCAACGCCATGATGCACGTCGTCGACCACGAGTACGCCAGCGGCGCGCGCGGCGTGCCCCTGCTGCAACATGCGCTCCCGAGTACCCAGGACCTCATGGACATCTACGAACTGGAGAAGCTCGCGTGTAAGGACAACGCCGACGTGACGCGCGTAATCAAGCGGACGGGCGGCGTCATCGACGAGGACATGGCGCACGAGCTTGGCGCCGGCAGCTCGACCAACTTCCAGAACATCGCGGCCCGCATGGGCGGCAAGCTGCTTGCGCTGGAACCCGGCGAGGAGTTCCAGTCCTTCACGTCGAACCGCCCGAGCCCCGCGTGGATGGGCTTCGTGGCCGCCCTTGAGAAGAGCATCAGCATGGGCGTGCTGCCGTACGAGTTCGTGAACGACCCGAGCAAGATCGGCGGGGCGTCCGTCCGGCTCATCACGGCGAAGGCCGCCCGGGTGTTCGGCAAGTACCAGAACGTGCTCATCAACTCCCTTTGCATCCCGACCTGGGGCTACATCATCGGCCAGGGCATCTCGTCCGGGGAACTGCCCGACGACCCGAAGTGGAACATGACCTCATGGACGACCCCGAAGTCCGTCACCGTGGACGCCGGCCGCGAGGCCGCTCAGGACCGTGCGGACGTCGAGCTCGGCCTACTGTCCATGTCTGAACTCTACGCCCAGCGCGGTCTGGACTTCCGCACCGAGATGGAGAAGCGGGCGCAGGACATGAACTACATCTCGGCCCTGTCGGAGAAGTACGGCATCCCGATGGAACTGCTCTACAAGCCCACGGGCGTCCAGCTCGGGCAGATGAAGCCCATGACCGAAGACGAGCCCTCCGAGCAGGAGGAGCCTGAGTCCGAGGACATGGATGAAGACGAAACCGAAGACAAATCTAACTCCTGACCATGCGCTTCCTGAATAACGGACTCAAGGGCCGCGAGGCCCTCCTCATCGACCCTGCCAAGGCGCAGGACTTCGCGGCCATCGCCGAGAAGTTCGGCTTCTCTGACATGGTCGCCAAGCTGCTGGGCGCACGCCCGGAGGCGTACGTGACCGAGAACGGCATCGGCGTCATCCCCGTGTCCGGCGTCATCGGCAAGGGTCTTTCGCCGCTGGAGAAGATGGTGGGCGCGGTGGACGTGAACGACATCGCCGACCAGATTGAGGTGTTCGAGTCCGACCCCAACGTCAGCCGCATCGCCTTTGACATCTCCTCCCCTGGCGGAACGGTCACGGGCGTCGAGGAGCTGGCGAAGAAGATCCGCAACATCAGCGTCCCGACGATGGCCTACACGGACACCGAGATGGCGTCCGCGGCTTACTGGCTCGGCTCGCAGGCCGACCACGTCCTCACCTCGCCGTCCTCGACGGTCGGCAGCGTCGGCGTCTACCTGGTCGTGCCCGACCTGACCGAAGCCTACAAGCAGATGGGCGTCGAGATGAAGGTCATCAAGGCGGGCAAGTTCAAGGCCGCCGGACTCGAGGGAACTACCTTGACCGAGGAGCAGGTGAAGAACCTCCAGGAAGGCGTGGACGAGATCTACGCGGACTTCCGCTCCGCGGTGAAGGCCGTGCGTTCCCGCGTCAAGGACGAGGACANNGCCCTGTCCAAGTTCTGATGCCCCAGACCGTCCCCGTCCCGGACTACGTCAGCGCCGCCGCCAAGCGCGGGCTGGAGTGGCACGCCGAAGGCAAGAGCGGCGATGGCATCGTCGACCGCACGATCCGCGAGGCGCGGGACATGGTCGAGGGCAGCATCTCCGAGGACAAGGTGCGTCGCATGGGGCCGTGGTTCCGCCGGCATAGGGCTGACATGGACGCCCCGAAGAACAAGCCCGGCAACGACGACTTTCCGGGGGCCGGCGCCGTGGCGTGGGCCTTGTGGGGCGGGCCGACTTCCGGCGACATCATGCGGTCCGCCGAATGGGCTGAACGCACGGTCGAGCGCCTGGACCGCGAGGCCGCACTTGCCAATGTTTCAAAAGATAAGATGACCCTCGAAGAGCAGCTTGCCAAGATTGAAGCCGAAGCCGCCGCCGTCCTCGCCGAGCGCGACGACCTGCGTGCCACCGTCGAGAAGCTGACGGTCGGCGCCGCCGCGGAACTCGAAGCCCTGAAGGTTGAGGCCGCCGCCAAGGATGGCCGCATCAACGA